ATTTTCTTAGGAGCTTCTTTTTTTTGTTCTGCAATATGACCAACTTTAATACTTGCTTGAGTTTGACCTGGAAGTGGTCTTTCCTTAACTGTATACCCTTCGCGCTTAGTAATCACAGGTTCATTTGTTCCAGAACCAGAATATCTTCCAGAACCCATATATTTAGAAAGAATTTCATCACAAATTTTCTTGATAGACATTTAACAATCCTTTAATCGTTAAATCCAGCCCTTTTTTCTAGCATAAGATATATCTGCAGGATCTTTTGATGTAGCCATTCTTTCACGACTTCTTTTTGCACCTTCTTCATGAATTTCACCAATTCTTTTACGCTCATGAATTCTAGAACCTGGATCGCCCATTAAATGTCCAGGAACTGCAGTTTCTTCTTCTTCTCCTTTAATAGGTTCTTTTAATTCCCAGGCTGCTTTTCTACCTTTCTCTAAACCCATTCTTTCGAGAATAGACTTATTGAAATCTAAAGAATAAGACTTTTCGGCTCCACCCATTCCATAAGCTTCAGGATGCGTCTTAGGAGAAGTAGCAGGATATTGCTTTGTTACTTTAACTTCTGGCATTTTCTTACCTTTAGTTTTCTTGTCAATTTCTTTCATAACAGAAACACCAGCAGCACCACCGGACGTTTTAGAAGCTAAAGCACCTGGAGTAGTATAAAGAGAAGATATGGCTTTCTTCATTATATTGTCACAAATACTATCAATAGATTTTTCAGAAGATTCAGTTTCACCAAAACCCTCTTCAGCCTTGCTTCTAAAATGTTGTTCTGCTCTTTTTGTTGCTTCTAGAGCTTCTTTAGTTTTCTTCTGATAAGCTTCTCTAGCTGGCTTTCTTCTTTCATACTTATGTTGAGCTTGAGTAATAAACTTATCTATATCTTCAATAGCCTTTAAAACTTCTTCGGTTTCTTCAGCAGATTTATCTTTAAACAGTCTAGCAACAGTTAATTCATCTATAGAATATGTATTCATAGAAGCTTCCTTTAATTCTTTTTCGTGTTCAGCGGTTGTAGGAATTGTTTTTTGAGAACCCTTCTTTTTTGTAGGCTTATGTGTCCCACCTAATTCAGAAATCTTCATTTCTTGCTTTTTTGGATCATATTTATATAACTTTGATTTTTTTTCTCCTGAAGTCATAGTATGAGTTTCCGGTTTACTAATATCATGTTGAAAACTTGCTTCACCTTTTTCTGTTTTAGGATCATAAGTAAACTTTTCACCAATGTCATGATGATATTCAACTACTTTATTTTTTTCTATTAAAGAAAAAGGCAATATTCTCTTATTTATCATTGTCCTCATCTCCAAAACAAAATTTATCAAAAGCCTTATTTAATTTAGCAACCTTTTTCATAGATTTATAAGCTTTATAAGCTTCTTCACCCATTGTTTTCTTCATTTCAATTTTCTTTGCTTTTTTAGCATCTTTTTTGGCCTTTTTTGATTCCTTATATTTTGCTTTTGCTGTTTTCCAATAAGCTGCGCCAGCAACCGCTTCTGGATCAGTTGCTCCAGTTGCAGCAGCTTTTTTCTTTATTTCTTCAAAAGTAGAAGGGTCCATAATTGTTCCTTCTGGTTGCTTCTTTCTCCATTTTAAAAGTTTTTTTGATTGTTTGGTTTTCTCAAGATCATATTCTTCTGACTTCTTTGCTTTTTTACTAATAGTATCAGTTCCGCGAGGATGTGTTGCATGTCCTTCATCACCAATAGTATCTTCATCGTCTTTCTTGGCAACTTCAGGAGTAAAAACACCACCTTTTGCTTTTTCGACTACATCAAAAGCAAAGCTAGTTCCCTTGCGAATTATAACAACATCGCCGTCTTCTGCTCTTTGAGATTTAAGAAACGCTTCCTGTTTTTCAAATGGAAGATTTTCCAAAGACTTAACTAAAGTAAACAATCCTTCATGTTTTAACATTTTATATCTCCTTTAAATTACTTAAATAAATAAGTTCCTGGAATTTCAAGTTTAGCAGTTACCAATCTTGGTAAATCTTCCCAACTCTGAACACCTTCTGGTTCTGGTTTTCCTGCCATAAATCCTCTTATTTCATGAACCGCAGAAATAATAATGTAAGAAGGGAAAAAAGAATACAAAATAGAAAATGTCATATTTACTGGTGGTCTTTTATTACCATCAACCCAATATAACAATCCATCAGTATCTATATCTACATCTCTTCTTTCAGGATAAAAATTATTTGCATCATATTCTTTACCATCTTCATCAATTACTCTTAAAAGTTCTACTATAGGAGAAGTAAATTTATAAGTTTCTTTAGATGGATCAAAAACAGTAGCTTCACTTCTAAAAGTAACAGACTCTTTAAACACCAACTTATCACGAATATTAATTTTATTTACAGGTTCACAAGTTAAATTAATATAAATATTGTTCATTAAACCTTCTTCAGGAACACGATAAGTTAATGTTTGTTCTTCTCTTCTAATTGAAGATGGAACAGCACGAATTTCTTTGTTTAAAACATAAGCCCATCTAGTGCCACTACAAAGTCCACAACTGATTTTGCCAAACTTTTTATCAATTTGTTGACTCTTAAACGTACATGGACAAACTAAAGCGTTATACCAATCATACCTAGAACCATAATTTTTAATTAAAGCAATTGCAGCTTCAGTAGCATAATCTACTTTGATAATATTCTTAAGGTTTATCCTTGGAGCACCTTGAGGCGACTTCCTGTTTAAATTGCTCATAGTTATTAAGCTCCAACAACACGTAAACCATAAAAATATTGTCTAAGGACTTTTACTAATTCTACATGTCCTCTTTCATATTGTCTAATTCTACCACCATACGCTGCGTTTTCAGCAGACATTGTAGTGCTAATTGATTGACTTAATCCATCAACCCCAATAGAATACCCCGCAAGTCCTGCTTGTCCACCAAGAGCAATTTCGCCCAAAACATTCAAAACACTAATACAGGCCATTTCACCAATATACTGAATTAACAAAACAGGTAAATGTTCATTATCATCAAATCCAACATCATAAGTTATTTGTAAAATTTGAGGTACATAATTAGTACTAGAAAGCAACGGGAAAAACATTAATAATTGATTAGAAATATTAGCCGTTGCTAAAACTCCAAAATAAGGAATCAAATTCACCTGAGCAGTTTTCTTTTTAAGTTGAATCCACTCTGGAGGTATAGAAATTATACTAGTAATAACATTAAGAGCCATTTTTGAAACTTTAATTGCAGGTCTAGTGTTTAATTGTACAAATCCAAAACCAGACATCCATTCTTCCAAACGATAATCATAAGCTTCGTTTTCAATGGTTTTTTTCTTAATTGTTATGCCTACCATTGTTTCTGCTTTAGAAACAGCAGATTCAATATAAAAATTCATAGCATCATCAGATATAGATTCATTGTCAAACTTAATAGGTATCCTAAAAAGAAAGTTTTCTTTTAACCAATCAGGAGTTAAATCAACTAATTTCACTAATTATGACCCCATTTCAGAAACAGCAAAGGTTATAACTTTGCCAGCTTCACCGTTAATAATTAAATAAGCAAAACTAGCATTAGGCTCTTTATACTGACCGAAAGGAGCAGAATTAAAAAATTCAGATAAATCTAGTGGTCCTGCAGTAACAGTATAAGTAAATCTAGAATCAGTTATAGTACCTGCAACCAAACCAAAACCTATTGATATAGTATTACCCGTAGTAACTAAAGCTAAAATTACATACCTTCTTCCTTTTACTAACGGAATAGAAACAGAAGAAGTTCCATTATAATATTTAGCCTTATGTTTAAGAACGGCAGAAGTATTAATTGAAACAGCAGGAACTTCTGTCATAAATGTGCCGGTATAATCAACCATTACTAGCTCCTATAAAATATAAACTATGAAGATCTTTATTAATTACGATATATATTTTCTAAGTTTAGAAAGCTTAATTAAATTTCTATCATTAGCAGATCGTACAACAAACATTATAAACCCAGAATAAATGATATTCCTTATTTTTCTCATATAAAGACCTTTTTATATTAAACTTGTACAGCTTCTCCAATGACTTTTTTACTTGGACGACCACGTTTCTTTTTGGAAGTTGTTGGAGAAGTTTCCTGATTAATTTTGCCTACTAATTCTGCTTCTTGCTTCACAAGAGCAAGCTTGTCTTCAACTATAGCTTTTGCAAGTTCAGAACCAGGGCGAATATCTGCTACTATGTTTTTTGATACAGCTTTAGTATTCAATCCCATAGATGCAGCTAGATTATCTTGTCTTTTTTGTTCAGCCTGAGCAGCGTCTTGTTTGATTTTTTCAATATCGGTTGGAGTAAGATTTTTTGCTTGAGCTTCTGTTACTGTCTGATTTCCAATACGCATATAAAGTGTCATTTAACTATACCTCCAGTTTAAGGTAGGAGTGCTTAAGTACAAACCTAAGCACTCCTCCAAGTTAATTTTTAGTGTTATACGCCTGAGTATCCTGAGTAGCCGCTTGTGCCGCTATATCCTGATTCTCCAGAGTAACCGCTGATTCCTGAATCACCTGATATACCAGAGTATCCTGATTCTCCAGAGTAACCAGAGAATCCAGAAGTTCCTGAATAGCCCGAAATACCTGAGCCTGAATAACCAGAAATTCCAGAATATCCTGACATACCTGAATAACCAGAGATTCCACTGTAACCAGAGATTCCACTGTAACCAGAAATACCTGATAATCCCTTTAAAGGATTAACATAAGCATATCCTGTTGTATCTCCTGTTTGTGGATAATAAACCATTTAAATCTCCTTTTTATTAATCAATTAATTATTATGGTACTGGAAATCCGCTATAGCCAGAAGTTCCACTGTCTCCACTGTAGCCTGAAGCACCTGAATATCCAGAAGCTCCACTGTATCCACTAACTCCTGAGTAACCTGAATCAGCACCGCTATAACCACTGATTCCTGAATCACCTGAATAACCGGAAGTTGCTTCACCAGAAGTTCCTAAATAACCAGAATAACCACTCCATCCAGAACCATCAAAGCCAGAAATTCCAGAAACTCCTGAAAATCCTGAATCGCCTTGTGGACCTCTAGCTGGACCTACAGGGAAAACATAAGGATAACCGGCTCCACCATCTCCTGTTTGTGGGTAGTAAACCATTTAAAAATCTCCTTATAATTCTCTAGTTAAAATAAAAGGGGTACAGCAACTCATAGTTATAGTTATCCGTACCCCTCGTACATTACATTATGAAACCTATACTATGCTTTTTGCCGATCTTAAATTCTAATTGTTAGATTAGAATTTTATGTTAGTTACTTTGGTCCACTTAAGCGGAGCAAATATAACAGGAACACCGTAAAGCAAGATCATCCACTTATAAGCAGGTGCGATTGTAGCAAGATCCATCTTTACCAATGGAGCAAGCTGTCTAAAGGTTAAAACGTCAGGAGTATTCTGACCAATAAAAGCAGTAGAAGTGTTAGGAAGTCTAAGTCCAGACCACTTGTAGTTAGTATCGGCAGCTTCTGTCAAAGCAAATGATTCTACCCAATACTTAACTGATCCACCGGCTTCTGAAACAAACACATCCATGAATTGAGCAGTATTAGCATTAGCGAAGACACCCGATACTGCGAACTGAAGAGTGTTTGAACCAGAAAGAGTAATCGCACCACCCAAGCAAGTCTTAGAAACTGTTTCACCATACTTATTTCTAAGTGTAAATGAAGACACGTAGTTTCCAGCTACAGGAGCGACACCACCAGCAGGAAGAGTTTGAGCAGAAGCTGTAACATCAACAGATGCTAAAGGCATTTCATCTGACTTAAGAAGAGCAGAAGCAGTAGGAGCAACTCTAGTCTTCTGTAAGAAGAAGGTTGGCTTCAAGTTAACTCTACCAGCTTGGGTCATAAGACCATCGATGTTAATGTTAACCTGAGTGTTACCAGTTGGAGTAGGAAGAATTACTCTCTGTGCAGCAGTACCAGCGAATTCTTCGTTGATCTTAGCAAGAACCTGGAATGGAATATAAAGATCAGTTGGGAAACCGAAATTATCCACTACAGTTTGTGCTAAATCATTTACTACTGTTGTAAAAGGAGTTGTAGAGAAAGTAGTAGACCTAAGATCATAGGTGTTTCCTACAAGCTGATCCATACCATCCCATTCAACATATTCTGTGTTCACGCCGGAAGCGATACGGCCCTTTGAACGGCCCCAAAATAGACCGTTTTCGATCTGACGAAGCATCCACATAATACCATTGCTGTTTTCCTGAGCTATAACATCAGGAACCATTGTACGAACCAATGTCATCGGATGGCTAACTGATCTGGTTGTTCCTACGAACTTAACCAAAGCAGCCTTACGTGCATAGTCAGACTGAGTTGCATAAGGAAGTTCACCTTCGCTTACGAACCCACCAGTCTGAGTACCATAAGATGTCAACTGGTTGTATTCTTCAACGGTTGAATAAGCAGGTGACTTAGGAATATCTTTCCAAAAGTTAATGTGCTTATCTGTGAATGTGATAACCTTTAATGAGCTATCAAGCGATTCAACTCTAAGTGCTCCACCACCAGCCTGATCAGTCGGACCCTGAAACGCATAACCAGCACTAATACCAGGACCAGTTACACCTTCCAATGCCTTATTGATAGCCTGGATGTCTTGTGTACTACCTATTCCAAAACCTTGTACATCGTTCATTTAATTCCTCCTAATTTAATTCCTAATTATTATTCAATTCCAAGCTTTGATTTAAGGGACGGAGTAAGCATTTCAATACCCTGTTCGATAGGCATAGATTCAAACCTAACAACAAACGGAGTATTAACTTCCTGATCACCCTTAAACTGAAGATCAACTAATTTACTAGCTATTTCACTTTTACTCAATGAAGTACCACCTTCAAGAGCAGACCTCTTAACTCCACTAAGTTCTGATTTGTTAATAAGAGATTTTCTAATATTCATAGACTTAGAAATATTAACAACAGCTTTTTCTATTTCTTCTACTCTTTCAACAACAGCCAAAACTGATTTTGTCAAACCAGCTTCAACATATTCAGATTCATTTGATTTAGAAAGAAGAGGTTCAAGCTCTGACTTAATAGCCTTAAGAACGTTTTCCGTAACACTTTTTGTAATCTCAGCAGCAAACTCATCTACATCCAAGTAAACTTCTCCAGACTCAGAAGATTTTTCAGCATCATCTTTTTCTTCTTCTTTTTTATCGTCTTCTTCTTTTTCTTCTGAATCAGTCTCTACTTCTATTTCAGCCTTTTGAAGATCTGAATCGCCTTCTGATTTTTGCTGAGATTGTTTAGAAGTAGCAGTACCAGGATGATCAGGACCAGTCCCACCACCTTCATGTTTCAAAGTACCAGGGCGTCCTTGTGGTGCTCTACCTGACGGACCTGAAGAGCCTTTAATTTCATCTTCTGCAGCACCACCATCAGGAAAATCTTCTCCACCTTCTGGACGAGAACCTGAAACTGACTTTCTACCTTTACCACCAGCTTCAGGATGTGTTCCTGAATTAGCTTTATTGGTTTCTTTTTCGTTCTCATCGGCTTTAGGAGCACTAGTAGGAATGCTATGATCTACAGCTTCGGCTTCTTTTCCAGAAGCTTTACCTGGATTAGAAGATTCATAACCCCTAGCTTTATTGATAAGATCATTAACAGCTTTTACAATTGAACTGTTTTCACCCATTTCTTTTCTCCTTTAGTTGTAATCTAAATTAGTAAAATTTAGTTAGTTTTTTCCTAAAACATCCGAATTATTTAAGATATTTACAAAATTCTCTATTCCATTTGCTCTAAAAATTAACTCAGAAATTCTTTCTAAAAGAACATCAGAAGCCTCTGGATGTACAGCTTTCATTAATGAAATCAAATCATTACGTGATTTTTGTGCATCGCGGTAAGCATTAAGAAGTCTTTTTTCAAGCTCTGGATCACTAGGATTACCAACAACAACATTTTTTACAGTTTGACTTTTCCCAGAACCTTCTAAAGATTCTACTTGTAAAGTTCCTGATCCAGTATCTCCAGGAGAAACATGCTGCTGTGCAGTTGTCATACCAGGAGATGCAATAGCACCCAAATCTTTAGAAAATTGCAAATCTTTTGCTATATAAGACACAATTTCATCATATTGAGCAGGAACAAAAGACTTAGAAACCAATTCAAAAGTAGCCTCAGTATTAACAGGAATATGGGTTACTGCTACATTAGTAACCTTAGCTTTAATAATTTTAGATTTATTTATCGCGGAACGCTGAACAACTTTACCTTCAATTGAAAAACCTAGTTTTCTTGGGTTTCCTAAAGAAGCCAATTCTTTAGCTAAATTCCATACATGATTAGCTTTTTCATTGTTTTTAAATAACATTCCTTTAGTAAAAAATCCTATACTGTCTATTTTGGAATAAACCGGAATTCCTATAATATATTCTGGCTGATTATTGTGCATCCAATTAAGCCAGCCTTGATTATTGTAATAAGTAATATCTAAACCAGATTTTACTATGCTTTCTCCATCAGAGTCCCATGCTGGAGTAGAAGCATAGCCTTGAATAAATCTACCTGTTGCTTTAGAAATATCAAAGTTAATATTGCTGAATTCTGCTTTATTTACAGCACCTTCTACAGTTTCCATTCCTTCAATATAAAACTGGAATATTTCATTCAGATCTTTTTCTATCATCTGTAATCCTTTAATAAAATTGAAATATTTATCATATACTCTATATATTAGAGAAAAACTTAAGATTTTTAAAAATAGTAAAAATAATTTCAAAACAAGCCCAAAATTAAATTTTTTGTGATAATATAATAGTAAGGGGTCTTAAGGTAGATAAGATTAAGGTTGAGGGTTTTAATATTATAATATTATAGACGAGGAATAAATTGGAAAAAGTCTGTTCAAAATGTAAAATACCTAAAAATATTAAAGAATTTAATAAAAACAGATCTAAAAATGATGGATTAAATAGTTATTGTAAATTATGTCATAGACAATTTGTAAAAAATTATGATAAAACAAATGAAAAGAGAAAAAAATATAAAGCGAAAAAACAAAGAGATTATTCTAAAAATCCAGAATACAAATTTAAAAAAACCATAAAAGATTCAATTAGAAGAAAAAGAAAATTTAATTTAACATTTGAAGAATATATGACTTTTTGGCAAAAACCTTGTTCATATTGTAATAATCAAATAGATACAATAGGATTAGATAGAGTTGATAATAATAAAGGATATCAGTTGGATAATATTGTAAGTTGTTGCAGTAATTGTAATTATGGGAAAAATAATAAAACAAAAGAAGAATATTTTAACCACTGTAAACAAGTTGTAATCGCAAACAAATTATTATAAAAACCCCAAGAAAATCATTAATATATAGTATATACTAATATAAAATAGGAGCATTACATTGAGTAATAAAGATAAAAAAAGTGAAAACGATAATTTAAGGGAATTAAAAGAAAAACTTAATACTTTAGATAAATTTATAGATGAAAAATCAGAAATAGTTGATATTACTCCAGAATTGGGGTTAATAGATAAATATCATGATAAAAAATCAGAAGAATTAATTTTAGAAGATGATGCTTTCTCTAATGTAATAGAACAAGTAGCCGCTCTACAATTCTCAGGTAAAAAACAAGACGAAATTTGTAAGTTTTTGGATTTAAGCCCAAAAGAATTTAAAACTATTGTTTTAACTGAAGAATTCCAAAATGTTAAAAAAAGACTATTAGAAGATCAAAAAACTTATATTTTATCTAAAGCCTTGGAACAAATAGATGGAGCTTTCGATAAAATAAAGAAGCTTATTAAAGTTGCAGATGAAGATAAAACCTCTTTAAATGCAGTAGCTTTATTATTAGATCAAATATCTCGTTTGTCTAATGATATTCAGGGAAATTTTGCTGGAAGTTTAGGTGGTTTAGCTAAAAAGGCCCAAGAAGAAGGTGCCGATGTAGAAGTTAATCTTGCCCAAATTATCATGAAAAATAGAAAAAATAGAGGCTTAAGTAATTAGTGAGAAACATTAATTATGTTTATGATTTTACTAAAAAACTAAAACAAATTAAAAATTTAATAAAAGCTCCAAAACCTAAACTAAAGGGACCAAACAAATCAGAAACTAAACTAGGAAAAATATTAGGACCAAGTTTTAAATATACAGGGAATGGTGGTAAGACAATTTCTGGGAAAATTCCAGATTTTGTAAATGAAGCTGATAAAATTATTGTGGAACTTTATGGTGATTATTACCATAAAAATGAACCGATAAATAAAACTTTAGATAGAATTCAACTCTTTAAGTCTTATGGATATGATACAATAATTATATGGGGAAGTGAATTAACACCTGAAAATGTTAAAGGAAAACTAGCAAAGTTATGGATGAAAAAAATGCACAACAAATAGAAGAAGAAATATTAAAAAAGTGTTTAACTGATCATAAATATTTCATAGAAACCTTCATAAGTATTAAAGACAAGAAACGTTTTATATCTCCATTCATATTTAATCCAATTCAAAACATGTTTTATGACAAGTTTAAATCCTTAAATTTAAAAGGGATTCGTAGCCATATTATTTTAAAACCTCGCCAATTAGGATTTACAACTCTTGTCTGTGCTCTATTTTTAGCAGAATGTATTTTTGTTCCCAATACTACAGCAGCAATTATTGCTCACGACACTGAATCTACAGGAAGAATTTTCGAAATTACAAAGTTAATGTATGATAAGCTCCCAGATGAAATACGTCCTCCTAAAAAATATTCAACTAAAAAAGAATTAGTTTTTGAGCACTTGAATTCAAAAATCTTTGTTGGAACAGCAGGTTCTGAAGGTTTTGGAAGAGGAACAACTATTAATTTACTTCACTGTTCTGAATTTGCTTTCTGGGAAAATCCGTCAGAAATTCTTCCATCATTATTAGAAACTGTCCCTAAAGATAATGGTGTTATAATTTATGAAACTACAGCAAATGGATATAATCATTTTTATGATCAATATCAAGAATCTGTAAGTGCTGATGAAAATTCAAGAAAATTAAATCAAATTCCCTATCCTCATTTCTTTAGATGGTTTGATCATCCTGAATATACTTTTGACAATCTTGAAACTTCAGAGCTAAACTACATAAAAGAAACTCTTTCTGAAGAAGAAGAAAGTATTATAAAAGTTCATAATTTAACATTAGGTCAAATCCAGTGGAGAAGATCAAAACAACATTCTCTTAAAGATAAATTTCCTCAAGAATATCCAGAAGATGATGCAACCTGTTTTGTATCTTCCGGTAAACCATTTTTTGATTCTAAAATACTAAAATCAATAATTCTTTGGAACGAAGAAAACAAAACCTGGGACAAACTTAATAAAGAAGGCGATGTTATTCTAGAAAAAGGATGGGTAAAAAGAGAGGCAAACAATGAAATACTTATTTTTAAGTCATATAAACCTAACGAAAACTATATTTTATGTGTCGATCCTGCTGAAGGAAACCCAACTTCAGATGATTCTAGTGCTTTTATTTTAAGATTAAACAAAGAACCTATATTTATAGAACAGTGTGCAGAAATTTCTGGTAAAATTCCAATGCCTAGATTTTGGAAATTAATTTATCACTTAGGAGCATTATATAATTTCCCAAGGATTGTAATAGAAAGAAATAATCATGGACACCTTCTTAATTATTGGGCAGTTAATGGATTTTTACAAGATCAAATACAGATTTTAGGTAAATATCCTAAAGTTTATTATGCAAAAGATAATAAAGCAGGGTTTGTAACTACTAGTGCTTCTAGACCTTTAATATTAGATAACTCTGCGGAATTATTAAGAAATAATATGTATGTAATATATAGTAAAACATGGTTAAATCAAGCCTTGACTTTTGTATATAACGAAAATGGTAAACCAGAGGCAGATAAAGGGAAAAAAGATGATGCTATAATTTCTGTAGCTATTGGATCATTTATTTTAATTCATGAAAAACAAAGCTCAGCATTTACTTTTATAAACAAAGAAGATTTTGGAATTGGAAGAGAAACCCCAAAAACTTCTATTTACGATGCCAAAAAAACAATGCCTGAACAGCTTCATCCTTTGGACACAAATATTGTAATAGAAGGTTCAGTAGAACAAATTGATTGGACTAAATTTCTTTTTTAATAGTTAAATTCTCATAATTTATAAATAAAGAGTAATTTTAGGAGATAAAAATGCCAAGAGGTAGACCAAAAAAATCAAGATCTAATTTGAGTTATTCCTTCGTAGAGAGTCAACCAGATGTTATTGATAAAGCAATGAAGGTTGCTCTTTCTGGAGGAAAGGTTTTAGACAAGCAAGATCCAAAAGATCAAGTTCCTGTAACCAAATTTTATGATCCTCTTTTTGTTTTAGATTATTTACAATTTAAAACAAAAAATGCTTCTTGGGCTTTATCTTATCAAATGTTAAGAAAAATGAGTTATAGAAATGGAGTTATTGCATCTGTAATAAATACCAGAGTTAATCAAACCTCTCTTTTTGCAACTCCTTATATACAGCCTAATGATAGAATTGGTTATATGATTATGCCTAAAAATAGAAAATATCAGAATATGTTTAAACAGGCAGATCCAAGCTTTGTAATACAAAACTTAAGTACACAAGAAGTTCAAACAATATTAGATATTGGTGAATTTATTGAACATTGTGGAACTTTAGAATCATTATCTCAAGATCCACAAAGAGATGATTTTGGAACTTTTCTAAGAAAAATTGTAAGAGACTCATTAACATTTGATCAGCTATGTTTTGAAATTGTAAGAGATCCAAAAACTGGAAAACCTTCTGCTTTTTATGCTGTAGACTCTGGCACAATAAGATTATCAGATCCCAAAACTAGAGTTGAAAAGGGAATTTATTACGTTCAATTTATTGATGGAAATCTTTACACAGCGTATGATTATAAAGAAATGGCTTTTGCTGTTAGAAATCCAACCACAGACATTAAAGCAAATGGATATGGAATTTCCGAAATGGAAATGGGTTTAAATTATATTGCTTCTCAGATTTATGGAGAAGAATATAATAAAAGATTCTTTACCCAAGGATCAACACCAAAGGGAATCTTAAATATTAAAGGTTCTAATATAGCTACTGAAGATCTAAATGATTTTAGAAGAGCTTGGCATGCTCAATTAGTTGGGGTAGCGAATGCTTGGAAAACTCCAGTTCTTTCTAGTGAACAAGGGGTTGAATGGATTAACCTTGGAGCATCCAATAGAGAAATGGAATTTGGTAAATGGTTAGAATATCTTGTTAATATTATTTGTGGTGTTTATCAAATAGATCCAGTAGAAATAAATTTTCCAAATCGTGGTGGAGTCTCGGGACAAAGCAGATCCTTAAACGATTCTTCTATGCTTGAAAGAATTAAGTTTTCTAAAGACAAAGGACTTGTTCCTTTACTTAGATTTATAGAAAAAACTATTAACAAATATATTGTTGGACCTTTAACTGATAACAGATTTGAATTTGCATTTTATGGCTATACAGATGTTATAGAACAACAAAAAATAAGTCTAGAAAGACAGGAAGTTGAGTATCGTAAAACCGTTAATGAAATTAGAGCAAGCTATGGAGATAAACCAATTCCAGAAGGTGATATAATTCTTAACCCTGTTTATGCTCAAACCCTTATGGCTGCTAAAGCTGCAGAAGCAGAAAGACAGCAACAAGCAGAACAAGGAGAGCCTGTAGATGAAGAAAATCCTGAATTAGCACAAGAAGAAACACAAGAAGATTCTGAAGGTGGAATTGCTGAAGAAGAGAGTATGGATGATGAAAGTCCAGAGTTAGATGATTATGGAGGAGCCTATAATCAAATTGGAAATACTTCAGCAGCGCAAATGATTCCAACAGGATCAATAATACCATAAGTATTACATTATAATTTGCAATAAGAAAGGATTAAGTATGAATAGCAACCTTCAAACTCCACAAACTAAACTTATATCTGTGTTTTTTCCTTTAAAACCATTAAGAAATAAATTTAGTAATAATTTTATTTCCTCACAAATATCTAGTTTTATTCCAAAATTAAATAAGTTTACTGAAAAAACAATTGTATATAAAATTGATAAAGAAATATTTTATACATATGATTTAAATAAAGAAAAATTTGATAATTCTTCTGAAATAGTAGAAAATCAAACTATTGTCGTTATATTTTCCGTAAACAAAACGGAAAACGTAGATTTATCTAGTATGTTTGAAGAAGATTTTTTCAAAAATATTAATACCATACGTGTTCACAGGAAAAGAATTGATCATTTAACACTTAATTCTAAACCTTCTTATATTTTTTATACAATTAATTCTACAAAACTTCTAAATAACATTGTTCCTCTCTTAAATGGAAACTCTTCAAAAGAAGGAGAGCCTGTAGGTGGGAAAACCTATTTTATCCTAAGTGCTAATAATGCAAAAAGAGACATTGATCCTCTAGAAAAATCTTTTTCTACAGAAAAAATTTGTAGAATGAATTATATAATTACAGTTGACCTTAAAAAAGAACTTAAAGCAGATCTTTTAGAAACTAGATATTGGCTAGAAGATGATCTCTCTAAATTACTAAGAAAAAAAATAGGATCTCAAATAAAAAACTAATATATGAAAAAATATTGTTCTGGATGTAAATTAAATAAAAATTTAAATAAATTTTATAAAAATATATCTACTAAAGATAGTCTAAGTACTTGGTGTAAAAACTGTAAAAGAAAATATAACAAAGAACATCAAAAAATTTATCAAAAAAACGATCATTGGAAAGAATATAGAAAGAAATATTTCAAAAATAAAAAAGAAAAAGATCCTAGCTTCAAATTGTCAAGTAATATAAGAATTAGAATTTATACTGCCTTAAAAAATAACAGTAAATCAAATAAAACTAAAAGATTATTAGGTTGTTCTATAAAACAATTAAAACAATATCTTGAATCTAAATTTACCGAAGGAATGAATTGGGGAAATTATGGTTTATATGGTTGGCATATAGATCATATAATTCCCTGTAGTTCTTTTAATTTAAGTAAGCCAGAAGAACAAAGAAAGTGCTTTAATTACAAAAACTTGCAACCGTTATGGGCAATAGACAATATTAAAAAATCTAATAAAATTAAAATTTAATCTCTAAAAGAAAAAACAAACTAAAAAATATGATATAATGTATTTATGGATATAAACAATAAAGGAGAATAGCATGAAGATTGTAGCCTCAGAAACACTTGAACAAAAATTTAGAGAAAATAAACCAGCGAAACCTAATACTTTTGTAAAATCAGTAGAAGATTTAAGATTTAAGCTCAATGAAACTTATTTTTTATTTGTCCTTCCTAAAGTTATCTCAATTAATCTTGAACAAGATTCATGTCAAATTGACTATCCCTTTGAAAAACTAAGCACACATTTTGGTGTTTATAGTTTTATGCACGAAACTTGTAACATGAAATCTCATAGAGTTAATTGTGTTTCCGAATGTCCTATCTGCCAATGGATGTCTGAAAACAGAAAACTTCCTTTAGAAGTGTTTAAAATAGGAGTTGCTACTAACTTCTTTTTGACTTATGCAATAAGTAACAAAAAGGTTAAAATAGCTTGGTTTCCTGATTATTTACATGCAGCCTATGAACACAAACTAGGAGTATTAATGAATGAAAAAAGAATTGGGCTTATCGATGCTTTAAGATATAAGATAAAAGTTTATACAGGAGATCGAGGTAAAAATCCTTTAGAAATAGAAATAGATCCAGAAGTACAAATTCCTTCTGACGATGCCGGTTTCGATCAGTTATTAAAAAAGATTTGCGACAAACCTCTTGTTGATGTAATCCAAAGGGAACATAAAACTCCATTAAATGAACTTAATACAATATTTTCTGCTCTTCGAAGCTATTCTGAAAAGCTAATATCAGAAGAAGCCTTTAAAAAAAGAGAAGAAAAATTAGAAGAAAGAACCGAAGAATTTGATAAAATGATAGAAGGATTTTCTCAAGAAAACAAATCAAAAATGGAAACTTCTAGTAATTTGCCAATAACTGATTCTAACGAAGATCTTCCATTTTAAGGAGAACATAGATGAAAATGAAGTCAGATAAGAGTACAACAGACAAGTTTTCTATGTTTGATAAAGGATTTGAAGATGAAGATCATTTATTAATGGATTCTTTTGAGTTTTTAAGTTCAGGAATAAACTCTCTAGATAAAATATTAGGTGGTTCAAATGGTGGAATAGCAATAGGTACTGTTTGTGAACTTTTTGGACCAACTGGTTATGGGAAATCCACACTTGCTGGTATGATATCATTTCAAACAGTTGAAAAGGGTTGGCCTGTATTTTATTATGAAACAGAGGGTTGCTGGACCAACTCTAGGCTTAAGATGCTAGGTATAGAAAAAGAAGGAAAACATAAAGGCTTGTTTCGTTGGGGGGGTATGCCAGATTCTATAGAATATTTCTTTGAACACATTATAAATAATATCTTAAATCCATATATAGAAAATGGTTTAGATTGTCCTTTTTTAATTGTTTTAGATTCTCTAGCACAAATACCAACAAATAGAGACATAGAAGTAACAGCAGAAACTGGATATGATAAGGATATGGGTTACAAAGCAAAAGTAATAGGTGTTGGAATTAGAAAAATAAGCAAAATTCTTAGTCAAACTAGAGGAACTTTAATAATAGTAAACCAACTTAGAGAAAACACAGGTCAAAACAATCCTTATGGTCCAAGGTATTTTACTCCTGGTGGAAATTCAGTAAAATTTGCAGCAGTTCAAAGATTAGAAATTAAGCCTTTAGGAAGTCCTTTTGATCTTGGGGGAGTGTCTTATATTAAAATTGGAGCAGAAACAAAAAAGAACAAAGCCTATACTCCATATCTTAAAACATCTCTTATGTTTAATGTTAATACTGGTCTTTTTGATGTTCCTATGACCTATTTTGAATCATTAAAAGAAGAAAAAAGAATTGTTTCAAGCGGCCCTGTTTGGAAACTTAATCTAAACCCTGATCCTTCAGATGATTCAAACATTATAAAGTTTGCTAGGAAAGATTGGGAAGAAATTTATGAACAAAATAAAAAAAGGATATATGAAGTTACTTCATAGACCAACAACATGAAAAAAATGTATTTTGACAACAAGAAAATTGAAGAAAAAATTACAACATATCAACAAAACAAAGATCCTCAAATTTTAAATGAATTAACTCCTGATTTTGAAAAGTTAATTTTAGGAGTTATAGGAAAATATAAACTATTAAGAAGCAATTTCATTAATGATGATTTATTTCAAGAAGCATGGGTAGGAATTTTAGAAGTTATACCTAAATGGTCAAAAGAAAAGGGAGACATTTTTTCATACTTAACGGCGGTTGTAAAAAATAAAATATTTTGGTATCTTAAAAATCAATATCAAGATACTTCATATGTTTCAAATGATTTATTACAAGTAGAAATAGATGAAGATAGTGTTTTTATGAATGAAAAAATAGATAATTTTGATCTTATTTCTATAAAAGATTATGTAAAAAAAATAGAAATTGAAAACTTGAATATCGGCTTAGATGATGAAAAACCAGGTAAAGATAAAGATTTTGCAATTACTTTATCCAGCATAAAAGAAAAAATTCTTTCTGGAGATAATATAGAATATAGAGAAATGATAAAAGAAATACAAAAAGAAACATTAATTCCAAAAAAGAAAATAAAAGCCGTATTAGATGCTATGTATAGAAATTTTATAGGAGAATAAATGAGTGACATTTTAATATGCGATGGGAGCAATCTTTTTATACGCGCATTCTTTTCAATGACTGATGAGACATTACAAAACTCAAAAGGGCAAGATACTACTGCTATCTATGTGTTTTTAAAACATTTTAGAAAACTTGTTGCTACAGAACAACCAGAGCAAGTATACGTAGTTTTTGATTTTGGTAGGGATGCTCGTAAAAAGGCTCTCTATAAGGGCTACAAGGCCAACAGAGACATTGATATGAGTAATCTGGCAGGATATGACCTAACCTTAAAAATGAACGAAATAGAGTCAAGGAAACGCCAAAGAGACATTATAATAGATATTCTTAAAACATTACCAGTAAGAACAATTATTGTTAAACAAGTAGAAGGCGATAACCTAATGGCATATGCTGTTAACTATTTTATTAACTTAAATAAAACAGTAACAATAGTCTCAAACGATCAAGATTTCTATCAATTATTAGGAAATGAAAATATAAAAATATTTAATCCTCATAAAAAAGAATATGTAGACAAAAGCAACGTAGAAGAAAAATTTCCTAAAAAAATACCTGGAATTGTTCCCCTTAAATCTTTTCGTTTGTTTAAAGCCATTACAGGAGACAATTCAGACAACATAAAAGGCATTCCTTTGTTTAAAGAAAAAAAATTCAAAGAATTGTTTGATATAATAAAAGAATCAGGAACAGAGCTTCCTACTACCATAGATGAACTTTATGCTTGTTTTAATAACATAATTGCAACTCATAAATTTTGGAAATATTTTAGCGAAAACAAAAAACTAATAGAAACCAATTGGAAATTAATGGATTTAATAGATATGGATTTTTCACCACAGACATTATCTATTATTTATCAGG